CCAGATCCATAGCTGCAGAACATCAGATTTTGAATACCAAATTTATAGCTGACTTAAGCGTACCGATGATGTCAGGTGAATGCTTGTTGTTCAACATCATGGCCGCATAAGACTCGCATATCTCCGCTGCCAATAAGACCTCCTCGCGAGAGTGCCACCTCTGAAGAGCACCGGAAGGCGTAACCTTATTGTCGAAGAAAAGAGATTTGTCAAGATTGGGCGGCAACATACGATCGACAGCCATGTACTTCATCTGTTCAGCCCACAGAATCATGGGTGATGCGACGAAGTGAGCAGCGATGGCCAACGAAAGTAGATGCCCTGATACGTTCACGTCAGTTGACGCCTCAAATACCAGTGGCCCACATTCATGAGGGACTTCAAAGTGACTGAGCACTGTGAAGGTCTTTGATCCACTCCAATAATGGAATAATGAGATGGAATCGACATTTTTAGACCTCAGATACTTGTCAACAAGTATCCCCCTAAAACGGTAATATGTTTCGTGTGGTACGTAACATATATTGCGTATTAGAGTGGTGAAACATTTAACTAACGCAGCTGGTGAAAGGCGAATGTCTTGCATCAGCATCCTCTTGTGCACATACCATTTAGGAATGTACCATGAGAATAGATCATTATAAGTCGAATTAGCGAAATAGCCAACCCCATTGTAAACGTCTGAAGAGTAATCAACCATCTGATCAATGGTTATCTCAACATATCCAGCATCATACAACTCTGATTGACTATATCCATAGTCTCTCCAACGACGTCCCGTTGGATTCGAAAAGGTGATCAGATCCTTAGACATTTTAATCGCACTGTCCAAGACCAAACCAACCTTTTTAGCATAGGCCAGCCGATACGTATTAGGTGCTCCAAACACCACCATGGCTTTACCGTTGTTAGCGTCACTTAAAAATTTAAGCACGCGTTCTTTCGGATTCGAAGAATTTGATAATGAATAAGACGCGATGACAGCTCTGCCACCATCCAAATCCATTTTCAAAGCATCGCCAACCGTAGTGATCATGCAATGCATAAACTTTTGCGTATTGATCTGATCCGAAACAGACATAGCCGTAAAATCGTCCATGTACTTTTCCGTCTCAGCAGCCAGAATTTTTATATCGCTGGCTCCTTTCTTGTGGAAGAATGCCCTCATCTCACGAATACTAGCACCGTAAGGCTGTGGGAGAAGTGCGAGAAGATGAGACACCGAGGTATCTTTACTCCTATTCCACTTCATAGAAATTAAACGAACGTCAATTGACGTCCTATCAATTAGCCATTCAAAATAAGCTTGCTTCTCGGCTTGAAACTTCTCATAGTCCGTTTCAACCCATGTGTCATCAATAACTGATAACTTCGAATTCTGAAACATGTTTAGTTGGTTAGCCTGAACTGAAAAAGACTTAAAGTCAAATTCTTTGTTCACGCCAATCACCTTAGCACCCGTAGCCTTCGCCATAGCATCAGTCCAATCGCTAGTTATTTTAGGATCAAATGCCAGAATCGTCCATCCATTAAGCTGTAAGCTTAGTAGGTGGGTAGCTGGATAGGCGCCAATGTATAAAATATTCATTGAAGTGGATAACATAAACGTATCCAAGCACAAAAGCTTGATTTGAGGATTATGCATCACATACTTCACTTTACTTTTCAGTACTAGCTCGTTGATTACGGGTAAGATGAGTCCAAATGGACCTTTCCCACCCGGATTCGGGAGCGACTTCTGAATATATGTTGGACGAATTCCGTGACGTAGACACGTCCAAACATAAGGTGGATTGTAGCCAACAATTGACACTATCCTTTTATCTATGGGTACAGCTTCCTCATTGAAATATTTAGCTATGAAACCAGTCAAAACAGACCTGGTGAACATAGAATAATCAATGGTGGCATACCAATGAGTGCGAGCATTAGTTGCCAAAGATAATAGTTCAGAGTACACAGTGGGGCCATAATAATCTGGACCACATTTGGGCACGTTGTACAAAGGAGCAAACGATACCAAATTCTCGAGCTTATTCACCAAAGTTGACGAATCAACCGACTGATTGCGGAGTTCGACAAATGAGCCTCGAGAAGCCCAGGCAGTGCTTTTCATTACTTGCGTGGATACGACAGACTTATCCACGGTGACAAATACAACTATTTGCATCCTTCCAAGCAGTTGGGTTGCAATAGTACGAAATGTCCTGTATAAAGAAGTAGTTATTTCCACACTTCCATCAATAATATGGACGTGAGTTCCACTACTCATGGAAACATCTTGAGCATATTTCTTAGCCAGTTCAGTGTGGCTAAGGCAGAATACCACTAGAGGTGAACGGTATCTGCAAATCGTAAATATATCAATTATCGTTCTCTCATTCACCGTTTGAGAGAAATTAGGTATGCAATAGTCCGGGTTCGACATTTTTCGTCGCCTTCGGATCCT